GCATGACGAAGGAAGAGAGAATCGCCGCCCTACATGAACACCTCACCCAGGCGAAGCGCGAAGCACTGGCCGCCCTCGACCTCGCCTGCAAGGAAGGGTCGGACAGAGCCATCGGGAAGCTGCGCGCCGCCGAGGAGCGCATCAGGCAGCTCAACCTTCTGACGCTCACGGCAGACTACCTCGCCGAAGACATGAGCTCATGACGTGCGTGACATCGACCTCTTCGGGCAGTTCCTGGTGCGGCTGCGCCAGGAGAAGCTGCAGCTATCGCACGCGACCCTGACGGCAGGCGACACGGGCTGGGCCGAGAAGGCCCGCATGCTCGCGCTCGAAGCCGACCTCTGCAGCCGCATCCATGGCGCCCTCAAGGAACTAGAGAAAGACCCGGGCGCCTTCATCCAACACCACTTGAGGAGAGAGACACGTGAGTAAACACAAGGTTGTCGTCGACCGGAGGTCGCGGCACGAGTACCTGCAGAAGGGCTACCAGCAGTCGAACGACTCGCTCGCGGAGCATATGGGCGTGGCCTGGAACCTGCTCCCGCAGGAGGACAGGGAAGACCTGATGCTGATGGAGATCGACGGGTCGGAGCACGCGCGGCAGAACAACCCGCCCCGTCGCTATCGGGCGTGGTGCCACACCAGCTACTATTCGAGCGGCGCCTCCGTGCAAGGCCTCGACGTACTGGGCCCAGCCGACGCCTACGAGGATGTGCCCGTGGTGGCAGACGGCGACGCGGCGACGACCGGCGCGTTCTATGTCAAGAGCCCCAACCTTTTCGAGACGCCGCGCGAAGCGGCCCAGTCGATCGCGGAGCAGGTGCGCGCGGAGATCATGGCCCACCGCCTGGCGATTGATGTGCTCGCAGCTTTTCTGAAGGGGCACGAGGTATGAGCAAAACGATCTACAGCTTCCCGGAGATGAAGGCTCCGGAGAAGACGAGCTCATGGACGGACGCGGACAAGGAACGCGCCGCCCGCATGTTCGAAGACCCAGAGCTGGCTGCAGCGAAGAAGCGCACCGAGCAGATCAAGCAGCACATGAGCCCGGCGGGCGCGCTCGGGCTGCCCCCGCGGCTCGAAGCAGCCCGGCTCAAGTACGGCATCACCGACGCCTTCTTCAAGGTGCAGGCGAGCTTCGACCGCATCTTCGTCTTCCCGCTCAGCCTGGAGGACGGAGAGAAGGTGGAGAAGATCGGCGCCATCTTCAAGCCGCAGACAACCAAGCTGCGCGACCTGCAGGAAGGCAACCGCGGCGTGCTCATCAGCGCGGGGCTCACGGCGATGGACCGCCTGATGAGCCACGGCTACGAGCTGGGCGACATCGTCATCACGAACAAGAATGTCCCCTTCGCTCGCCGCTGCGAGACCATCGGCATCGAGAGCCTGCACTACCTCGTGATGCGCGACGGCGACCTCGCGGGCAACGAGTCACAGATGGAGCGCCTCCGCGAGAAGCAAGCCCGCATCGTCGATGTCGGCGGACCTGACGGCTACAGCCACCAGATCGCTTCGAACGACAACGGCGAGTGGTCAACGAAGAAGAAAGTGTCCGTGTGGATCTCGGACACGTGGTGAGGAGAGAGTAAATGGCAGACAGCTCATTCATGCAGGGCGACCCCGACAAGGGCGCCATCAGCGTCCCCTTCTCCGACGACCAGAGCGAAGCCGCCGCCAACGACAACGCGGTGGTCGAGGAAGAAGACAAGCCAGGCGAACACCCAGAGGTGCGCAAGGCTCGCCGCCAGCGCCGCAACGAGCGGCTGCAGGAGCAGCTCCGTCTCGGCAAGAGGGCGCTCGACGAGGTCGAGGCGCTGAAGGAGCGCGACGCCCAGCGCGACCGCGAGCTCGCCGAGCTGCGCGGCATGGTGGCCGCCAACCAGAACGCCCGCCAGCAGCCGCCGAGCGACGGCAAGAGCGACTGGGACCGGCGGCTCGACACCGTCTACGAGCGCCAGCGCAACGCCTACGCCGCCGCCCAGGCGGAGATCAAGGCGGGCACCTTCGACGACAAGCGCCAGCAGCACTACGATCGGGAGGCCCGGGAGATTGAGGCTGAGAAGGCGCGCATCCACGCCGAGCAGGTGCTCGAGAGCCGCGAGCAGTACCGGCGCGCCGAGCAGGCGCAGCAGGTCTGGGTGCAGAAGTACCCGGAGGTCTACGGCAATCAGCAGGCGTACCAGTACGCCGAGGCCACCTTCCGCCGCCGCCAGGCGCTGGGCGAAGCCGTCAGCAACCAGCTGGTGGAAGAGGTCATGCAGGAGGCGATGACGCAGTTCCGGCTGGGCCCGAAGAAGGCCCCCTCGGCGAGCGACCGCGCGCGCCTGAGCGGCATCGCGTCGAGCGGCACCGGGCAGAGCACGGGGCGCACCGACACCGGCATACAGATGACCCCAGAACTGCGCCGCATGGCGATCGCCGCGTACAGCGACCTGCCGGAGGCGGAAGCCCTGAAGAAGTGGGCGAACGGTCCCGGCAAGCGGCTCCGCGATCGCAAGGTGCTTTGATAGCCTACGCCTACCAGAACTTGACGTTTCGGTAGGCTCATGCTCAAGTAGCGTCAGCTCGTCACGCCTCCGGTTCCGGGGGCGCGACTTGCCCAAAACCATAACCGGCGGCGCGTCTCCCCACGACACGCTCGTCAGTCCCCAGTGGTGGCTGATGAGGCGTGATCTTGGCAGACGAGACGGTGACGACGGTTGCGAAGCGCGGGGGTATCAAGCGCGAGGACCCGCCGCCGAGGCCAGTCGAGCAGACCGCTAACCGCGGCTTCCTCGAAGGAGCCGACCCGACGAAGCACTACGTCTGGGTTTCCGAGGTCAACGACCCGACCATCAACGTCGGCTACTACAAGCACCGCGGTTACAAGATCGCGCAGTACGACCCGGACGCTGCACGTCCGACGCTCGGCTACAACGAGTACCAGCAAGGGGACCCCATCAAGTCGATGGGCATGGTGCTCATGGAGTGTCCGCTCGAGCACAAGCTCGCCCTCGACAAGCAGGGCTGGGAAGTCGCCGACCGCATCGAGGACACCATCCGCAACCGCGACATCGAGCCGCTGACTGCCGGCGAGCGCATCGAGTTCCGCGGCATCACGAGCACGCGCACCGATCAGGACGACCGCCGCAAGTGGCAGTTCTGACCCGGGCATGACCCTTCACCCATAAGGATCGACCTTGGCAAACGCACACCGTTACGGCCTTCGCTTCGTCCGCAGCATCAGCGGCAACGACACGCCGCAGATCTTCACGTTCCCGATCGCGACCGCCTACGCCCCCGTGACCATCGTGGGCGCCGGCACGAGCGTCAACCTCAACATTGGCGACCCCGTCCGTCTGCTCGAAGACGGCACGGCCGCGCTCGTCCAGGCGGGGCAGGACGCGAGCGGCGCGAACGCCGACAGCGACGACTACGCCTTCGGCGTCATCGTCGGCTTCCCGCGCGTGGTCGTGGGTGGCTACCCGCGACCGGGCAGCTTCTACACCTCGGGCACGACCTACTCGGGTGGCATCGGCAGCGACAGCGCTCCGCTCGTCGCGGTGATCCCGGTCGAGGGCAACATCTTCGAGATCGACGCCGCGGCAGCGCCGAGCCCCGCGACGCTCGCGGGCGCGCTCGCCTACTCCGGCATGACCGCGACGATGACGTACTCGGTGCTCACGGCAGGCAACGGGCAGCCGAAGGCGAATCCGCTGCTCGATCTGTCCACGGCCACCGGCGGCGGTGCGATGCAAGGGCAGTTCGTGATCATGGGCCTCGGCAAGGCTGGATACACGCAGGACTTCACGTCGGCGAACGTGACCTTCCAAGTCAAGTTCTCCGCGCAGCAGCTCGCCGTCGCGCCTGACGCCGCAATCTTCGGCGCGAACGTCGAATAAGGACCCCTCGTCATGAGTGAGATTTTCACCAGTACAGCAGCCCTCGCGCTGAAAGAAACGCTCGAGGCGATCGACACCGACGACATGGGTTCGGAGGGGTCGAAGGCCGTATTCCCCAAGTGGCTCAACGTCAAGACGATGAGCGACAACTACATCGAGTACTACGAGGTGGCCGGCTCTGGCCTCGCGGGCGAGAAGCCCGAGGGCGAGAGCATCCCCGTAGGCACGATCTACGAAGGCCCGCTGACGCGCTTCAACGCGCGCACCTACGGGCAGCGCATGATCGTCTCGGACGAGGCCCTGGAGGATCTGAAGTACGACAAGGTCATCCAGGCCGCGAAGCGCAACGGCCGCTCGCTCTGGAAGCTGGCCGATTTCGACGCGACGTTGATGCTGGTGCGGGCTACGAGCTCGTCCTTCGTCGGCGGCGACGGCCAGCCGCTGGCGAGCACGGCGCACGTCCTGCCGGGCGGCGCGACCTACTCCAACATGCTGGCCACGGCGATGAGCCCCAGCAAGGCGGCGCTGGTCATCGCGCAGGCGCAGCTGATGCAGCAGGTCGGCCACGACGGTCTGATCGACGGCGTCGAGGCGAAGAAGGCGGTCTTCCCGGTGCAGCAATGGGGCGTGTGGCGCGAGCTGCTCGGCTCGAGCTACGACCCGACGCCGGGCGCGTTCAACGCCATCAACGTGGTCAACCGTGACCTCGACATCACGCCAGTGCCGATCAAGTACTGGAACAACACGACCACGAACTGGGCGCTCATCACGGATGCCGACCTCGGCCTCATGTGGTTCTGGCGTAGGAAGCCCAAGAGCAACACCTGGGTGACCGAAGACAAGACCATGATGAACTACGCCATCACGGCGCGGTGGTCTCGCGGCTGGGTCAACCCCCGCGCGATTCTGTTCAGCAACGCCTGAGAGGGAAGCATGGCCAAAACCAAGCCAAAGCCGAAGCCCGCGCCCTTCCCCCCGAAGGGCGCCAAGGGCGGCAAGAAAGGTAGCTGCTGATGAGCACCGACGCGAACGCTTACGGCAACTTCCTGTCGAACCCGCCGCCGTTCATTTCGAACTACGCGGCGATCGCCAGCCCCTGGGGCACGCTGCTGAAGCCCGGTGGGCGGGTAGCCGCTTACCTCCGCTCGACGGGCGCGCAGGACGGCGAGGATCACTTCGCGGCTTCCGGGCTGCTGGTGACCACGCTGTCGGCGGCGCTCAAGCGAGTGCGGTCGGGCTACGGCGACATCATCTACGTGCTGCCCGGTGACGTGCAGACGATCTCCACCGCGGACTTCGCTTCCGATCTGGTTGCGGGGACGCAGATCATCAGCTGCGGTCGACCGGGCTCGACGAACAACCCGACCTGGACGTGGTCGGCGGTGGCCTCGACCTTCCTGCTGGACGTGGCGAACGTCACGCTGGCGGGGCTCACGCTGGTGACCGGCGGCGCCGACAACGTCACCGCGCCCATCACGGTGAGCGCGGCGGGCTGCGCCATCGTGGGGTGCCACATCATCGCCGGCACGAGCTCGTCGCTCGAATCGGCGACGGTCGTCACCCTGGCCTCCGGCGCCACCGACTGCCTCGTCGCGGACAACCGCTTCAGCGCAACGGGCGGCGCGGTGACCACGGCGTGCGTGTCGATCGGTGCAGTGGCGCGCCCGCAGGTGCTGCGCAACCGGTTCCACACCACCCAGTCGAGCGCGACCACCGGCGTCATCGCCGTGACGGGCGCGGCGACGGAGCTCGATATCGGCTGGAACCGCATCTACAACGCGGTCGAAGACGGTGTCGGTGTCCGGGTCGCTGACGTGGCGGCGACCGGCGTCATCTACAACAATTACTTCGGTGGTGTGGATGCCGGCGGCACGGTGGCCAACGCGCTGAAGGCGGTGTCCTTCGCGGGCACCAGCCACATCGTGCGGATGTTCGAGAACCGCGCGAGCGACGAGGATTCGGCAACGGGCGTGATCGCCCCCGCCGCCGCAACGACCTGATCATGGAGGAGCATGAGCCGCAGCGTCCCGCGCAACATCGACCGCAAAGGCGAGCACCTGTCCAGGTGCGACGTGTGCGGGGTCATGTGGCTGCGGAGCGCGCTGCGGCGCGGCCGTGACGGCCTGCTCAGGTGCGAGAACGATCGCCCGGGCCGTGACGAGCTTACCTT